GTCCATAGACGTATCCCAGACACGCGGATCAATCGGCACAAACTGGCCGTTCATACGCATCATCTTTTCTTCGTCTACGTTCTTATTCATCAAGCGCAGCATAATGCCGAATAGCTCACGCATACCGCCAGCAAGGTTACGCACCATTACCTCTGTCTGGCCCGCAGCGGCCTGCACAGAGGCTTGAACGGCTGCTTTGGTTGTAGACTGCAATGCGTCTGGGTTCAGCCCCACAGAGGCGCTTGTAACGCCTGTCTTCTGCTCTGTAAGCTGATCCATATATGTCAGCGCAGATAGGGTTTGGCCCGCAACAAATGGTACGCTCAGATCCTGCACGGCTCCGGCTTGGCGCATCCTGACCAAAGCACCGATCTCGTTATTAAGCACATCATCAATATTTACCGCGCCGTCCACAATCCCAATGCGCGGGTTGTTGGTCATGGCTACGTTATCCAAGATCCCCCGCAAGATTGATGTTGCCGCGTCTTGGTCATTCTCAATTAGCTCAGATACGCTATGGCCGTACCAACTATGCGGCTCTGGATCGACCTCAAACTTGGCAAACGGTATCTCGTCGCATGGCATGTAATCCAGCAGCTCGTATGCTGTGCCGCCGCATAGGAACTTATACAGCACCGGAACGCCTGTGCCGTCTATGTCCATACGCATGTAAGCCTCTGTAATTCCTACAAGCTTCATGGCCGGATCTAGCTCGTCCTCGTCGGACAAGTCTTCTTCATATCCCTGACGCTCAAGCACTTCTGCGCCGGTCATGTCGTTTGTGCCGTCGATTGGCGTTAGGTTGGATATGACATCAAAGTCAAAGCCCATTTCGACTAAGTCACCAACACGCATATCTGTGCGGTGCGCTACGACATAGGCATCGTCAAATGAGCGGCAATCACGATTAACGAAGAACTCTTCTGGCGGCACGCTTTCCATGCGCAGCTCGCCCTTCATCTCTGTGCGGCTGATCTTGACCGAATGAATGGGAAGCTCAACTTCCATGCCCATTTCATCCATAGAGATAGACATCTCCATCGTATGCTCAAGCACCTCAACGTCATCAGCGTCCAGCAGGAACGTATATTCATCGTCTGATAAATCGGTGTACGTGTATATCTCGGCAACAGGGTAATCCTGCCAATATGCCTTTACGATGCCCTGCTTCTTCACCATTGCGTCTTGGAACGCATCATTTAGCACGCTGTATCCATCAAGACGCGTAAACTCATGCTGGACGTAGCTGGTGGCCTGCTCGGCCAATGCAACATCCTCTGGGCCTTTCGGGATAAACTCTACCGGCCTTGCGCTGGACATAAAGATCCGCATAAGGCTGGGCTTGATTGAACGTATGGTGTCACGCACCTTAGTTGCCACAACCCTGCTACGCCCGTCTTCATATCCAATATCAACCTCGCCGTCGTAGTAGCGCTGCGCCTTGATGCGGTCTTGGCTGATTTCGCTTTCAACGAAGTCAACGGCCTCGCTGATCGCATTCTGAACAATGCTTTCTATCTCGCGGCGATCTTTTGGTTGTGGTTGCATGTTATTGTTCCTCATCTTCTGCCGCAAGTCCAAGCGCTCTTGGAGCCATAGGTGGCGTTATCCTTGTCGGGGTAGCGCCTGTTGATAAAAGTCTATCCAGATCCGCAAGCTGGCTTTTGATTGCACTATCGGAGAAAAACTTTCCACCAAGTCCGGCGGCAGATAGTGTAAGCGTCATTGGCTCCATAATTGCAGCCACGCCAAATATGGCTGACCTCATTCTATCTCCCGTAGGGGATAAGCCGCCGATCTTTCTAAGGATATCATCAGATATGCCGCCGCTAACTATTGCCTTCATCGCGTTAAGCTCGCCTTCATCAAAATATGCGCTATCCCGCTTGCTTTTGATTATTTTGTTAATAGCTTGCTTATATTTATTTAAGATGTTGCTGCCAGTTCCAGCCGCTGCTGTCTCAAGCTCCGCTATCTCCAGCTTATCCCTAAGAAGCTCAGACTTTTTCAGCCTTTTGTTTGCCAATCTTGCTGCGTTCATAAGGCGACTGCCTTGTGACTTAGAAGCCATCAGATCATCCAAGTCATCAATTACTGACTTCAGCCTTGGATCATACGCCTTCACGCCTTGACCTAAACCCTTTTTGTAAAGTGAATATAGATCACGCTTGAGTGCATCTAGCCCAATGAACCCCGTACTTGAGGTTGCCGCATCGTCAATTCTATCCAGTGCTTCACCTATATGCCTGTCGTGCTTTGGGTTAAATTTTGTGGTTCCTTTTTCCCCAGAAAAAAGTCGGTTTCTAGCGCCCTCTGCCAAGCCGCTTATGTCTGTCGGCGTGAACACATCGCCTAATTCATCAGCCGCCTTATAAGCCGCGTTTTTAGCTATAACTTGATTTTCGTATTTCGGCTGAACTATCGCTTTTCCTAACGCTTCATCGACAGAGCGATTACCTGTGTTGATTTGCTTTGCCATCATTGATGGCTTTATCAACTTGTCGTAAGGCTTGGCGGCGATGTTAAACGCTTTTGCCGCTGCCGCTGGCGTGGCCAGTGCGCCTGCTATTCTTGCATAAGGCTCAAATATGGTGCCTTCAGTTGCCTCCCCAGCAAGCTCGCTGCCAACGCCAGCAACCCCTGCTGTCGTTATTGCTGGGGCCGAAACTCCGGCAGAAATAACCTTTTGGCCTACGCTTTCTGCTACGTCTCCAGCCTTTGGGGCTAGTTTGCCTGCAACCTGTCCAGCAGTTTTTAAACCTTTGCCCGCAATGCCTAAGCCGCCACCACCACCAGCAAATTCTGCCGCAGTGCCTAGTATTCTTGCGCCTCTAGTCTGGCCGCGATACGCAAGCTCATCTTCAAGGCCAAGCGCCCCTACACCTGATCGCAAGGCTCTTCCAGTAGCGGTATCAAGCACGGGTATATCTTCTCCGACGTCATACCCCATTGCTTGCAAGCCTTCTTGGCCAAGCCTAAGCAACCCGCGCCCAGCCATCTCGGGCAACTCAAGTGTTCCTATTACCCCTCGCCCAGCGCCAGCGGCAGCAGCCCTACCGACATCTTCAGCTTTTTCACCAAATGTGTCTATCTGGTCTTGAGGGGCCTGCTCCCCACGGGCCTTTATCGCGGCTTGAACCAGTTGACGCGCTGCGGCTTGATCCCCAGCAGCATCAGCGTTTCTAGCTGCACTCATATATTCTTCATATGTAGCCACTGCGCTCAGTCTCCGTAACTATTTATATTTATCCAGCAGGTCATCGTCTGACATGCTACCCGCCGCTGGCTGCTGCTGCGCCGCTGGCGCTTCGATAAGGCCCTCTGAAATAGCTTCCTGCACGGGATCGCCATTAACAGCTTGTACCCTAGTGACGTATTCTGGCGGGATGCCTAACTTCAATGCCTCAAGGGCGCGTGTTCTGGCAGCTCTTTTCTGGGACAAAGCTTCTGGTTGATCCCCAACTGTCGGTATGTAGATTCGGCTATAGAAATCCCACTCTTTTGGCGTAACAGCAGCGCCAGTGTCTTTACGCAACAATGGCGCTAAGAACTCAAGCCCAGCCACCTCTGCTTTTTGGTAATCTCCGCTTTGGCCGTACCTTGCCAATCCAGTTGGGTCTAGTCCAAACAATTTATCTGTAGGAGATGTTAATACATCTGCGACAGGCTCAAATGCCTGCAGCGCTCCGGTCATCCTAGCAGCCCAATTAATGTCTTTGCTTTGAGCCTCTGTTAGCTTTGGCAGGTCAGCGCCTTGGACGAACTCCATTGTCCCGTCTGGACCTACCCTAACTCCCATTTTGTTTTTGTTGGCAAATGTCTCAACGGCAATCTTGTAATCTTCTGGGCTAAGTAGGCCAGCGTCAAAGTCGGCTTTTATCTTCGCAAGCTGCGTAAGAGGCTTAACGGTCTTGGCCGAAGCAAGCTTTTGGTCCAAACCAAACTTATAGTCTGCCAATTCCTTCTGCCGCTCAAACGCACGACGCTCGCCAGCTTCTGCAAATAGCTGCGCTGCTGCTTGCTTCGGGTCTAGCGTTCCTGCTTTTACCATGTCGGCAAGATCAGTCCGGCCAGCCTGCTCAAGCATATTTACCGTGCGGTTGCCCTTAATCTTGTCTGCGCGCCTTGATTGCGCTGCCTGCAAGACTTGCGGCAAGTTTGGGTCAGGGTTGATCGACATGCTGTTTAACCATCCAGCAAGCGCGCCAGCCATATTCTTGCGGCGGTCTGTCTTTTCCTGACCGATAAAGTCCTGCTCTGTGAAGCTTAAACCTTGGTTTTCCATGCCGTTCATTCCTTACATTCCCGCGTAAGCTGTTGCGCCCAAGCGAAGATAATCAAACAGACCGGGCTGACGTGATTGCGTTGTTGCCTGTGGCACTGGCGAGGCTCCAATCGCAGCCAATGGCGCGGCAAGAGCTGCCTGTGGTGCGCCTGTGTATCCAGCGTATTGGCCTTTTGCTGCATCAATGAGCGCTTGCTGCAATCCCTGCTGCAATAAGCCCTGCTGCGCAGTTTGCTGCTGGATCGCTTGGCCCGTGCCAAATGCTTGCTGGCCCAATGCGCCAAGCTGTGATGCTGCGCCAAGGCGCGCTTGCCTGTCGGCCATTGCCTGCTGCATTGCTGTGGCATATCCGGTTTGGCGCTGCTGAGCTGCAATATCGCCTGCCATGCGCCCGTATTCCCCAGCAGCAACGCCCTCGGCAACGCCTTGGCGGGATCCACCAAACGCACGCGCCGCTGTTGCTTGAGCGCCAAGCTGGTTCATTGCCATCTCCTGCTGCCTAGCAATGTCCTGCTGCGTGCGATCAATCACTTGCTGCGTGTATGGATTCATAAACGCGCCAACTTGCAGCGGGCCTGTCATTGCTGCCTGCGTGCCACCAAGCGCGCCTTGCAATGCGCCAGCCGCCGCTTGGTTTACGTTAAATGGCTGCGCTACCTGACCGCCGCCTTTTCCACCTTGTCCAGCCATTATCTTATCCTTTATCTATTCCCGCCAGTGTAGACGCCGCCGCCACCACTTGCTCCAATTCCTTGACGGCGCAAGTCTCTTGCCACCCCTTGCGATGGGGTATCGCTAAGACCAGCAATAGCGTCCTTCGCCGCGCCAAGGATGCCGCCGCCAGATACAAAGTTCACAATGCTTTCGCCAAAATAATCATCTGCATATGGGTTGCCGGTTGGCGCAGTGTATATGGGGTCATCGGAGCTTCCACCGCCACCCGCAACAGGTGAGGCCATAGGCGCAACGGGAGACACCGCTGGCTGGCCGTAATCGCGTATGGTTTCGCCGGTCATTGGGTCAATGAAAAAGCTTTGCAGATATTCAGCTTGCGCTGGGCGCTGTGCGGCAAGCTCAGACACAGCCTGCTCATACATTGGCGCTGCGCTGTAGCCCCTTACGCCGCCAGCGTATTGGGTGGGGGCAGGCATACCTCCCATAATATCCGTTTGTGTCGTAGGCGCGGCAAGGCCAAACGCAGATGCCACGTCAGCAGTTTGCTGGAATGATGCCTCTTGCATTGGCGTGAACGCTGCAACGTCTGGCCCGTAATAAGGCACATAACCAATCTGGCTGATGTCCTCTGCTTTAGCCAAGTTGCGGCGTGCCGCATCCTCAATGTAATCTGGTATCGTAATCTCTGACGTCTGTGTGCCGCCCTTGCCGCCTGCCATTATTCAAACTCCTTCAAATATGAGGCGTGCAGTGGAACCCATCCATGCGCCTTCAATGGTTTCTTCCAGCCAAACCGGCCCGTCATCGTCAATGCAGAGCATCCTTGAGATTTCGCCCATGCTACCACATCTTCGTGCATATCTAAAATCTGACCCAATTCACCGCCGCCAAGAAATACGTTTAAAACCTTCTTCTTAGGATATACCACGATTTCAGTTACTATACACCCCCTCGGCGTTGGCCAGAGCTGCATGCTACCTTTGTATATACCCTCGGCAACGTCGATAAAGTCATGCGTGCCGCCTGAGTATTGCAGAGCGGCTTCAATCCAATCGCGGCATCTTTCAAGCTCTTTATCCATTTACCAAGAACCCCCTAAATGAGAGGTTCTAGTCCATATGTCTGTTGACCCATCATAAGGCCCGTTGCAGACGTAAATATAATTGGTATCCCAACTTATCAGGCCAGCCTTATCGCCCGCCGAACCCGCGCTAGTTGGGGGAACGCCAACTTTCACAACTATCTCAACAAAAATGTTGTTTCTGCTTACAACTGGATATGCGTTTACGTTGTCCCATAAAATAACGCCGTTCTCAGACGGGTTATCGTCTGACGTTTTAAACCCAAGCTTCGCTAGGTTTTGTTGCAAGTATATTGTTAGCTGACGCCCCCACTGGCGCAAGTCTGGACCAATAGGGGGTAATACTGGAACCGGCATTACCTACGGCCCCCAGCTTTCATATCAATCCGCATATTGCCGACCCTAAAATCAGACAAGATCGCTCCATCAACCCGCATACGAACCTGCCGACCAGTAAACCTTACTGAAGTTGGGTTTGCAGTCGTGAATGGCCCGTGACTTGTCTCAGCGCCATTTGGATAAAGCCGTGTCTTAAACGTGACGTTGACATCTCCCTGCGTTTTTTCATCAGGGATAAGTTCAGTAACACGCGCAACCTGATCTCCCGCACCAATAGATATTGGCCCGCTTTCGGCAAAGATTGATGAACTGTCTACGTTAAGGCCCACTTCATGCTCATAAATGTCACTGTCTGAATTATAGCCCGCAAGAAATGGATAACGAAAAACGCCGCGCTGAACGCCAGCCGTGCGAGACAAGTTGCCAATCAACCAATGGCCCTCTTTGTAGTCATATGCAACGTAGCGGTCTATTTCAGTAGCGCCTTCAGAGCAATAGAACCACCACACCTCGCCGTACTGGCCGTTTGCAAACGACCAAACCTTTGATTGCTGCGCTGGGTTAAAGTCGCCAAAAACATAGTCGAAGACATCGCAGGGTATTTCTTGAACGCTGTTGCCGTCAAACCTAAAGAAACCACGCTGGCCCATCCAAAATACGCCCATGTCAACGTCAGACGCAGCCTTGCGGGATATTGCCCCACACGATGTGCCAACGCGCTCAAAGCCATACACATAAGGCGGGCCAAGGTATCGCGCTGTGTGGGCTGATGTATCTGTGAGGATAAGCGTCTGGCCTCGCGTTCTGATGCCCTGCATGATCTGCCCGCTATCGGCAAGCTCAATATCACCAGCCTCGTTTGTAGCTGCTGGCGTCCAAACCGTGTTGTTTTCGCGATCACACCACGAAATCTTACGCGGGTTGTTGCCACTGCCCAAGGCAAAGATAAAACGCTCTTCTGTTACAACTAAACCAAGATTGTTCGTCGGGGCATTCGCAATCGGCGCTGCCTTAACTGCTGGGTTTAATTGCCATTCCAGCAAACGCCCGTCATCTTTATTTATAGCAACGAGGTATTCACCCCAATTCTGGATGTTCCACTGGGTAGCCTCTTCTGGAACAGCATTAGCGTTTTGCTGGATCGGCGTTCCATAAAACCCGCTACCATAAAAGCCGTATCCGTATCCCGTTTCAACTTCTGCATCCTTACGGCCTGTCGCCAGATCTGTTGGGGCAATGTCGTACACAGTGCCACCGCCCGTCATGGCTTTAAGTTCGTTATATGAACCGCCAGCCGCATATGCCGTGCCGTTATTGGCTTCCCATGTGTGCATCCCGCGCACAGGGTTTGTACAGAACGATGTCTTGCGCTCCTGCCAGCCGCCTATGGGACGCAAGCTATTATCGCGCCACCGCACTAAGCTTCCATCGCGCCACCGACCAGACTGCTCAAGGTCTGTTCCGTTTCGGTAGAAGCCTGCGGGGATGTCTAGCGGCACCAAAGTCACTTTTAACGGCCTAATGCTATGTATTGGAAGACAATGGTGCCTGAGTAGCTGTCTTCTCTGTCAACCACAAAGCTTGTACGGCTTACGCTTTCCGTATGAACTTCCCCGCCAACTATGCAGACAAAGCATTGGTTACTGAATGCTGTATTGAAGCTAACCGTTTGGTTGCCATCTGTACTGCTTGAGAATGAACCATAGCGGATTTGCAGCCCGCCAGAGCCATCCGTCCAAGCTTTACTAGAAGTGTTAAGAGTGTTTCCGGTTGGAATAGACAACGACTTAGAGCCAATGCTGGTGACATGCCCGTAGGTATCCACAGAGATATCTTGGATCACAGTGTTGTTACTGTTGTTCACGCTGCCTTGAGAAGAGGTGTTTGAGTGACTGATGGTGCGGTTAGCAGTCAGGTTGCCACCACCATCGAGGCCACCGCCCGCGCTGATAGTTCTGGATGTGGGCGCTTTAGCGTTCAACTGCGTCTGGATGTTGCTGCTTACACCGTCGGTGTAGTTAAGCTCTGCCGTTGTGGCAGTAACCCCGTCCATCTTGTTAAGCTCTGCCGCTGATGCAGAAACAGCCGTGCCGCCGACTTTCCAGCTTCCTTCTGTCAAATCTGGTGTGCTGGCAGTGTCACCGTTTAGAACGTCAACGATGTCATCAAGGGCTTGGTTAGTCGTGGTTCCCCACGTATTTTCTGAGCCGCCAACGGTGGGTTTGGTTATGCTAATCGTCATTTAATCGCCTCGCGCTTTTTTGCACTATATATCATTTTGCCAGCAAACACTATGCTGCTTCCTGTTCTGTCCAAGCCGGTGCCGTAGACCCTTGCTCAGTCCATGTCTCCGCGCCAACCGCTTGCTCCGTCCATGTCTCTGGCCCGACAGGCTCAACCTGCCACTTAAATCGCGCTGGGCCAACAATCGGAGCGCCAGCCGTGATCTCTGCGCCCAAAAGCACATGGTTTACGGTGATCGCGCTGCTGGCGGTAGTCGGAACGCCAGCCGTGATCTCTGTCGGGATAAGCGCGTGAACGCTGGTAAGCGTTGGCTGAGCAATCGTTGGAGCGCCCGCAGCTATTCCGTCTGCCGCCAAGGCGATGTTTTGCGCAACGCTCGGAACGCCTACGACTGGGCTTCCCGTAACAATGTCTACCGGCGCAAACGAATAATCTTCTGCAAGTGTAGCCGCCGCAACGGTTGGAGCGCCAGCCGTGATGTTGTCGGCGGTAAGCGCGAAGTTTTCAATCGCAAGCCCACTGTCTGCCAGTGGCGCAGATGCGAGTGGGCTAAAGCCTAACATCAGTCTGCCTCTGCAATCGTTAGTGTGCCAGCCTCAACCTGCCGCATGATTTCAGCGTAGTGGCGGTTGCCTTCTGTGAGTGGAACCGTCATTTCTATTTCATCTATAGTTGCTAATATAACATTATTTTCATCTTCAGATAAAATATATTGAGCTGATGTAATATTCATTTCCTATAACTCCGCATCTGCTGTCCAGTGATATCTATATACTTGAGCATTAATTCTACCTGAACCGCCTAATGAAAGACGCAAAGCGCCATTTAACCCTATGTGATTGAATGAGCCAGCAGTTAAACTACTAGTAGACCCATCCATTTCAGAAATTCCGTCATGAGCTAACATAGTTGGTTGTGTTCTCTTAGTAACTCTAAAAGTTGGCCCTTGTAGGTAATTTGATCCTGTAGAGGCTACGGCAGAAAACTTACCATCAGACCCAGTTAACGATGTATATGATTGTTCATAATACCGCTGGCACTTCGCCAATGTATCCCCGTAGCTTTCATGCGGGAAGTCGATAGCGCTGTCACCAACGTTCAGGCAGACGCCTGTGATTTGCCAGTAGTTTGAATTAGTTTCAAAGACAGACACGGCATGACCCGCCCATCTGTTTGCATCCGCAGTTCCCCAAACATCGTTACTGCCACCCGTAAAGTTAGAACCAGTAGACATTGGCCACTCAATGTTAAGGCCAATACCATTATCGTTGTTTATTGTTCCAGAAACATCACCCAAAAAAGTCACTGTTTTATACTCCCAAGCCCCAGAAGCATTAACGGTGTATGTTGAGGATATATCACGACTACTATCGTGTTGATTAATTCCAACAGCATATGTGCCAGTTACATTTGATTTAACCCAAAATGAAAGAGTTACCGCTTTTGCAGAGGCAGACCCATATTTAAGGTGCTGTAAGTCTTGAGCCTCAATATTGTAATCAATAACAGAATATTCCGTTGAGGTTCCAATTGTATCTGCCGTGGCTACTTCTACTTTGTAAGAATAACTAAATCCATCTGGAGCATCAGTAGACTGAGAGTGATTTAGACTAGGTACAAATCCACTTCTTGTATACCTCATCCGATCAATAGTTTTTAATCCACCACCTGTGGTGTTTGTGGCTGATGTCCCCCGCTGTGCCACGGTCATACCACCATTAATCACCATGTTGGAGCCAGTGATAGCCCCATCATCAACCTGATTGCCAAGATCGGCTAGTTGCCTTGCCTTGCTCATTTTACTCTCCCAACAGGGTAGCCAGATCCAATGCCTTCAGCGCATCAGGGTTTGCCGCAGCATCAATGCGAGCATCGTCTGTGATGTCACGCAGCGTTGCCTTTTGTGCAGCAATAGCATCTGCGCCAGTGCCAGCTTCCAATGCTTTCATGTAGGCTACATCTAGGTCAGCCAAGCGAGGCGCACGTTCTGCCCGTAGGTTGTCCTTGTGAATAGCCTTAGCCGCTGTCATGTCTATCTCAACAGCATCGCCGTTGAATGCCCAAGCGCCACGAAAGGTGCGATCCGCTGGTACGACCAGAGAAGATGCTTCACGAACATCTCCGTTGATATTGATGTAAGTTGTCATTGCATAATTCTCCATGCATTTCTAAATGAGCGATCACTGGGGATCATTTCAACAGGCACAATCTTCATGATCGTGCGGTTGCCTTGGTAATCCCGCCAAACGGCTGGATCTATGTCTTTCATTACTAAGTATTCTATGGCTTCTTCTTCGCTCATAGCGCCAATAGGCTCAGCATATGGATGCTCTTTAGGCTGTCCATCTGGCACCAAGCGATCACGCTGGTAGGTGTCGATAGGTGGCAATACGTTGCCAGCAAGAGCCGCAGCCATGAAGTTAGGGTCAGGCACAAGCACCTTTGCTGGTTCATCTGGTGTGGCTGGGTCTTCAAACAGCACACGATACTTAGACTGCACTGGTGCAAGGCGTGACTTAGCTTCTAACAGGCGTTCCCAGAGGTGCGTCATGCTAGGTCTCCGTGGACAGTCACTGAAAGTCTACCTCTATCGCCTTTTGAAGAGGAACCACCTTCTCGTGTAGCAAGGTTTGTATCGGTTGCTGAATAAGCATCATGTGTCAGAACTCCTCGCCAGTTGCTTGTCCCTACAGGAGAAATGTTTGCACTAGAAAAAGAACTTGCGTAGTTTAAGTCGTAGTTACCTGTTCCGTTATCATCTACAGAGCTTATATTAAAGCTGTCTAAAACATTTACAGTGCCTGTGCCTTGGAAGAATATCCAAGCCTTCGCAGACCCATTGACCACATAGCTGGTGCCGACTGTTGTTGTGCCATCGGTGATGTTGGAAACGTTTAATGTACTCATGCTAGGTCTCCGTGGTGTGATGTTGTGATTTTATCGGAGTCTGCTTGTGTGTTGTTTTCAATCGCATTAAATTGCCCACTATTGCTAACAGATGCAGTGGATGAGTGGAAGTTAAACCCATTCCCTGTTAGTGTTGATAATGCGTGTTTCCCTCCCAACTGCGTATACAAAGCATTTGAGAACGAAGAAGACCAATTTAACTGATATGTCCCTGTTGAAACATCTGTTAAAGAAGACGTATTGAGGCTATTCTGAATTGCAGCCGTTCCATCTCCCTTGAAGTAAGTCCAAGCCGCAGCAACCCCTGACACCGCACGACTAGCTGTTTCACCCGTGGCTTGGATGTTTGTGACCTTTATCGTACTCATGCTAGGTCTCCTAATATTGATGCGCTGTTGTAAGCTACGTCAACATATCCTGAAGAAGCACCTGTTCGCATTTCAAAAAGCGAAGTCGTATTAGTAAAATAATTAGACCCTGTTCTGTAAGTCGCAGCAGTTGATTGCGCAAGACTATCAGCAGTAGTTGTGTAATTTGCAGAAGACATACTTGATACCATATTTATATTATACTTACCCGTAGCATTATCTACTAAACTACTTGCGCCAAAGCTTTCGTATATTGCTACTGTGCCTGTTCCGTTCCAAGTAATATAAACTTTTGCAGCACTCTGCTTCGTCAGCGCAATCGGCCCAGTGCCAGCCGCATCGCTTATTGTTGTTGCTCTAATATCAGACAATGGAAAGGTTCCCCCCTGATGTGACAGTCAGCGTAACACCAGATGCCACGGCCAGTGGGCCAGTAGCAGAGGCATTCTCTGTCGCGTCTATGGTTACATTTGCATTCAAGGTTTGCTCATTGACACGAAAGATGTCACCAGCCGCCGCCGCAGGGCCAAGCGTACCGCGCTCACCTTTGTATCTGCCCCCGCCAACCGCAGTCGCAAGATCAACCGCCGTAAACATCAGCACATCGATGATGTCGCCCGTGGAAGCGCCAGATGTCAGCACAACGTCAGATCCGTTTATAGCCGCAAAGTCAGTGCCATCGACCAGCCTCACGCCGTTCATATAGACATCCACAAAGCCAGCCGTATAGCCCGCTGTGGCAAAGCTGGTTTGCCCAGAGGTGGCCGTGAACGTCTGCCGCGTTTGCGTGGCCTGTGGGACTGGTGCGGGGCCTATGTATCCAGACATTATAAAGCTCCTATGATGAACGCCAGTAGCTCGCTGTAGCGAACCCCAAGCCTAGTGCGCTCTGTAGCACCCTCTGGCGCTTCTTCTTGTGTGTCATATGTATCGGTGCGGGTGTAGGCATCAACGGCTTCTACAGCCTCAGTGACTACGTTGCCCTCTTCGTCAAGCACCTCTGCCACAGCCTCTACCGCTGGCACCTCTGTCTGTGTTTCCCACCAAGTTGTAGAGATAAACATGGCGTAGTCACCAGCGTCTAATCCTTCAGTCGCAAATGCTGCTTGCAGGTCTTGTGCAATGATACCGAAGTGTGTTCTGGCTTCATCACCCTTAGCTTCTACTGCATCACGCCAGCGGAACTTACGCAGCAAGC